TTGCGGACTATCAAGTACCCGATGGTGATAGACCAGAGACAGTAGCATTTGATGTATATGACGAAGCGCAGTTAGCTTGGTTAGTATTATTGCCAAATGTTAAGTTAGATCCGTATTACGGTTGGCCCATGCCTCAGAGAGACTTCGAAGCGTGGATGAAAAAGAAATATGGAACATTAGCGGTTTCATTGTCCACCAAGTTATTTTATGAGCACTCTAGTAAAGATATCACGATATCGGTTGACACATATAATCATGCTTCAACGTTGACTCATATAACTGCTAGCGAGTACAATGTTGTGTATGCATACGATTATTACGATAGAGTCAACAATAACAACAGACATATCAAACTTGTGCCTCCTGAAGCTGTTCCTGGTGTAATTTCAAAATTGGAAACTTTGTTTTAATGGCTGAATATCCCGTAATAGGTATAGTAGAAGTTCAAGAGTTTTCTATTGTAGCGCTTGGCCCATCGGGAATTAAGGTGGACCCTGTACCGCTGGCTGATGTGTTTATAACTGCTTCTGTTACTCAGAGTATTTGGAATTCATCTATAAGTGTCAGTTTAAATATAGTTGAATCCAAAGGACTGCTAACTAGATTTAACGAAATAGGGATTCAAGGTCAAGAGTTCGTAAGACTTAAATTTTCAAGTCCAACGGTTCCTCATGGTACTATTGATTTAAATTTGTGGGTATATAGTGTCGATTCAATTGAGTTGTCTACTCAAGGCCAAAGTACATCGTTTGTTCTACATTGTGTTGATTATACATCACTACTGAGTTTGTATGGTTCTGTTAACAGGGCGTACAATAGTGAGTATGCTAAAGTAGTCCAAAGTATATACTATGATCATATCAAGGAAGGCGTCGGTAGTAAATTCTTTCCTTGGCATGATCTCGAAGATGTCGACATACACCCTACAGATGGAAAAGCTAATTTTATTATTCCTGGACTCAATCCATTTCAAGCTATTGACATGTGTGGCAGAAGATCGTTCAGTAAAGATAATATAGGCCAGTTATTTTTATTCTATCAAAACAAAGATAAGCATTGTTTCCATAATATAGAAACTCTAATGAGCGAGGGTGCTAATAAAGTACTGAAACGAACCATAGAGCGGCCCAAACTGAGATGGGGTACTGCCGATGATTTGGAAACATATACGACAAGTGGCACCGATAATCGATTGAAGAAAATTACAGATATTAAATTTCCTAATCAAATGCGCTTAGGGGCGACCGGTTCAAATTTCAACACTACTCGTCAGCTTGATATCGTTGGTAAACAGTTTAAAGATATTGTTTTTAGTTATCCAGAAAAGTTCAATAAGTTTAAAAAGGTTGGATCAGATGCGTTGTTTGATCAGGATTTTTATAATATGTTTGCAACACATAATTATCAATACCTAGTAATGAAAGATACTACTAAGAACAATCAGTTTTATGAGCATGTGATTGGTCACAGAATACCGTTTGTTAATCATATGCAGGATATGCAGTGCGTTGTTGAATTAGAAGGTGATACTTCATACATACCTGGCGAACTGGTAGACTTAGATGTCCCGGAACAATCGGGTATACTAGAAAATTTAAGCGAGAGAGTAATTAATAAAATGGGTGGGATGTGGTTTGTAGTAGGTGTTACACAGGTCTTTACTCGTGATACGCATTTAACAACTTTAAATTTAACGAAGAATGCTGGTTCTAAGCCCTCGGGGCCAAAGGGAATATAATGGCACTTACTAGTAAAGAAGCTCTACATAGTCCTCAACACTTTATAGGTGTTGTTGAAAATAGAAACGATCCATTAAATATTGGCCGTTGCCAAGTACGTTGCTTTGGTATACACACCGAAGATAAGGAAGCTATTCCCACAGCTTCATTACCTTGGGCTCAACCAATCATGCCATTTAACAGCGCATCTTTAAGTGGCGTTGGTATCAGTCCGACTGGACCTGTAGAGGGTACTTGGGTGTTTGGTATGTTCATAGATGGCCAAGAGCTGCAGCAACCTGTAATACTGGGGACCATGGTGGGCATACCTCAACAGAAAGTACCTAAGTCGGTAGGGTTTTCTGATCCATCTGGTATGTATCCGAGAGAGAAATATTTAAAGCAGAGCGATGTCAATAAGCTAGCTCGAGGTGATAATGCTTGGGGTGAAGAGAGTTTGGCTGTTAAAGTAAGAGATAGAATTAAAAATGTACCGACGGCTGTTCCTCCTATTGTAGCTTCTGTCAGAATTCCCGATGGACCGGTCATACCAAAGAGCACATATCATAATGTTGGAACTCTTGATGCTCCAGGTGAGTTTTATTATCGTAATAGATGGAGCGAGCCAAATCCAAGATATGGTGGGGGCGGTGATGATAGCAGTGTAACAGGAGATGAAGGTCATGCTGGACGATTAACATGTTACGTGGATGATAAGGGCAACGGACAAGTTTGGGCAGATAGAGCTAAAGGTACTCCTCCTAATAAATCAACATATCCATACAACCACGTTTATGCAACCGAGTCTGGTCACGCTATGGAGTATGATGATACTCCAGGTTCAGAGAGAATACATCAGTACCACACTAAGGGTACCTTCTATGAAATACAACCTGATGGATCAAGAGTAACAAAAGTTGTCGGTGATGACTTTCAAATGTTCATTAAAAATAATAATGTGGTTGTCGAAGGTAATATGAACCTCACTGTTAAAGGTGATGTTCGTATGTTTGTAGAAAGTAATATGTATACAGAAGTAAAGGGTAATTACCATCTAAAAGTAGATGGCGACATGATAACTAAGGTTCAAGGTAATGAACAAAAAGTTGTTATGACAGATAAAGCGACCCAAATAAATGGTAATAGAAGAACAAGAATAACTAAGAATGATACCGGAGAGACTAAAGGTGATACAGAATGGAAGTACATTGGTACGGCCAATTCAATTCATTCTAATAGTGTGTTTGTAAATGTTACTGGATTTGAACGACATCTGATGACAAAATCGTTTACTTGCACAACTGGTGGCAATACTAACTTTGTGGTTGGTTCAAACTTCACTATTAAGTCAATCAACAATGTTAATATTGAAACGATGCAATCTCTTAACGTCGATACTGCTAATGACATAACATTTGACACTCCAACTAAATTCTTAGTTGGCACCAATAATTTCCCGGCAAATACAGTTATTCTATCAACCCGCATCGACCTTAACCCGTGAGAATAGTAAAATGCTAGACCTTGCATCATTTAAAGACACGCTAAAAAATAGTGGTGTTAATGAAAAGCTAAAGGCCATTGCTGAAGAAAGTAAGGCCGAAATAGAAAAAGTGTTAGCTCTTGATATGGCGGGAATGTCGCCTACTGCTTTATTTGCGGTTGCCGAAGAAGCGCAGGCGAAAGTTTCGGCGGCGACTGATGGTCTAATAGCTCAAGCTGATCTAGCGGCACCGAAGCTAACTCTCTTGCAAGACAAGATGGGTGAACTATTAGCTGGCGTACCGTCGATGCCTACTCTATCAATATCGTCACTTGGTTTACCATCTATACCTGGTGCACCATCTATACCTGGTGTTGATGCTTTACTAGCAAGTGCTCCGCCTATATCGTTGGGTAGCGCGCCATCTTTAGGTGGATTGGCAGCAATGCCTGGGCGGATGACTAATCTAATTACTGACGCGCCAGACATTCCATTACCAGGTGTGCCGGCATTACCTTCCTTTCCAGGAATACCAAAGCTCCCTGATGTCGATCCAGGAAAACTGCTTGGTGATATGAAAGATCAATTATCTGCTGGAACATTTGATCCAGGTGCATTAATTCCTAATATTGCATTCAAAGATGTACCGGCACTTGATGACGCTGGCGTCCAACTGAAGGATGCGTTGGGAAATTTACTGACTAAGGTTCAATCGATTAAATTAGGAAGTCCTCCAGTAGTTCCGGTTTTCGATGAAGAAGAAGATGAGATCCCAGTACCATTTGTACTAGCGAAGCCTATGGAAACTGTCAAAAACGCTATACTATCAGATACTGGTATAGGCGTTGCCTTAGGTAGAAGTCTTATAAATAAGTTTGACGGTATTCCTGTTGCAACTGAGGTAGTGTTTGATGAGAGTACTGGTGAAAACATTATCTTTGAAATGCAAAAAGCGCTGGACGGCGGCCTGGCTGCCGTGCCTTCTGGCTTTCCAGACTTACCAACATTTGAAGCCGAGTACAAAGCAGGTAGAGATGCAGCAGCAGGACACATGCAGAAGATGGCAGGGGCATTAAAACAAGTGTTGGGAGAAAACACAACATCGGTTCAAAATACTTTTCAGCTGTTAAGTAAAGTAACGGCAACCTTACCAGTTGCTACGATGAAAGAAGGCCTTCCTAGAATATTCACTAAAGATGCTGTTACTGGAGTGGCTATTAGTCCTGAGAATCTTTTAGGATCATTGAAGCCAACGTTAGCAGCATTTAAAGCAGCCAAACCCGGGATAGATAAGGAGATGGCTAAAGTAGATAAATCGCTGACCAGCTTCTTTAATCAGATGGGTGCACCATTACCTCCCGGGAGCGAGCCGCCTTCCTTTGATGAAGAAACAAAAGACCAATGAGTAAAGTAGCACAAATAACTGAGATTACAGGTCAACCCGCAAGAGTTGTTTTCAGTGATTTTTTCTCCGACTTTTCTCGGAATGCCGTTACTGGCGAATTGAATAAAAAGACAAACGTTGAGTCAGTAAAGCAATCAGTTAAAAATTTATTACTTACAGATAAGTACGAAAGATTGTTTCAACCAGAAGTGGGGTCCGGTCTTAAAGGACTATTATTTGAAAATGCCACACCGTTTGTTCAATTACAAATAGAATCGTACATCACCGCAGTAATTGAAAACTATGAGCCAAGGGCTAGAATAATTGCCACCAATGTTAGTTTTTATAATGATAGGAATGCGGCGAACATTACTATTAAATTTATGGTAATAAATACTGAGGACCCAGTAGAATTCAACATATCACTAGAGAGGACTAGATAATGGCTTCCGCCAATACTGAGTTTTCAGTTGCCAACTTAGAGTTTAGTAGTATTAAGAGTAACCTGATTTCCTTCATGGAAGGACAGGATGTATTTAAAGACTACAATTTTACGGGATCAAGCTTAAACGTACTAATGGATCTGTTATCGTATAACACGTATTATAATAACATATACCTTAACCACGTTGCAACAGAGATGTTCTTGGATAGTGCACAGTTGAGAGATAGTGTATATTCTGTTGCTAAGGCGTTAAACTACTTGCCTAGATCACACAGGTCTTCGGTGGCATATGTGAACATTAATGTTAACCCTGATACTAATCTTCATCAAGTTGTTATACCTAGAATGACTACTATGACATCTGTTATTGGGGATAATACATATACGTTCTCGACCAATTCAGATATCACTGTATATGCTAATAACAGTTACACAGTAGCTAACGTTGCTGTATATGAGGGAGATGTAGTACAGGAAGCATTTCTAGTTTCCAATACGTCAGCCAATTCGCAATACTTTAATATCAATAACTCTGATATAGACGTTTCGAGCCTCACAGTTAAAATAAGAACTTCTAATACGGACAGTACGAATAGTTCTTATACAAGATCGAATACTCTCTTTGGCCTTACAGGTACCAGTAATGTATATTTTGTTGAAGCTAGTACTAACGGTAGCTACAATGTAGTGTTTGGTAACGGTAACTTTGGACGGCAGCCAGTTCTCAATAATCTAGTTGAGATTATATACAGAAGATCAAGTGGAATTGATCCTAATGGCGCCAATAGTTTCTCAGCTGATTCGATTGCAGGACACGATGCAACAATCTCTACAGTTCTAAGAGCTTCTGATGGAGCCCCTCCCCAAAATTTAGATGATATTAGATTTTCTGCACCTAGAGCCTTGTCTACTCAAGAAAGAGCTGTTACAAGAGAGGATTATAAAAATCTAGTCCTTGCTGAGTTTAACGACGTAACATCTATTAACGTGTATGACGGAGCTGATGAACCAGTACCACAAATGGGTATTGTTAAAGTAGCTGTTCATAGTGACTCGTATGATGTGTTACCTACAGCTTTAAAATCTTCAATTATAAACTTTCTGAAGCCTAAGCAACCAATCGGTATTAGAGCTGATATTGTAGATCCAGAATTTACTAATATTGTTATTGATGCAGGCGTTAAGTTCGATAAGAATGATACGCTAAAGACATCAGGACAAATTCATACATTAGTATCTGATGCTATTGTTACTTACAACAACGATAATCTTGATGATTTTCACAAGACTCTTCGAAAGAGTAAGGTGTCTGAA